GAAGATTTGCCAACGGATTCAGTAAACGGTGTTGATTTTAGAATAATCAAAACTAGCAAAGGTGGCTATGCAGATTATTCAACTTCGACTTGGTCAAGAAAATCAAGACCACTTTCTGAAGAAGAAAATAAAGCAGTTGAACAACATAGTTTGTGGAACTTGAGCGACTTTCTTCCAAAGAAACCATCTGAAGTAGACGTTAAAGTAATCAAAGAAATGTTTGAAGCATCTGTGGATGGCGAAGCATATGACCAAGAAAAATATGGTCAATACTTTAGACCAGCAGGTATTAGTGCAAGAACAGGTGATCCAGTAGCAACGCCAAAAGCGACTACACCAGAACCTAAAAAAAGTACGGTTCAGGAAACACCTAAGTCTAATGCTGATACTAATAAACAGAATAGTAAGGCTGAAGACATTTTAGCGATGATTAGAGCAAGACAACAAAAGTAACTTAATTAATATGGTGGGGGCTAGTTCCCCACTATAGAAATATTATGAAAAGAGAAATTAAAAAAATAATAGACTGGATATTATATAAACAAATTCCTGCCTGGATATTGTTAGTAGTAATAATTATCTGGATCTTAATATAGGATAAACAATGGCAAATAAGGCATTCGACGCATCAAAATTCAGAAAAAATTTAACAAAAAGTATAACAGGATTAGGTATAGGATTTACAGATCCAACAGATTGGATAAGCACAGGTAATTATGCATTAAATTATCTAATATCAGGAGATTTCAATAAAGGTGTTCCATTAGGAAAAGTTACAGTATTAGCAGGTGAACCACAAGCAGGTAAATCTTATATAGCATCAGGTAATATTGTTAAAGCGGCACAAGATCAAGGAATTTTTGTAATTTTAATAGATTCAGAAAATGCTTTAGATGAAAAATGGTTACAAGCACTTAACGTAGATACAGATGAGAAAAAACTTTTAAAATTAAGTTTATCTATGATAGATGATGTAGCAAAAACTATATCAACATTTATGAAAGATTACAAAGAACAATATGCAGATAATAAAGTAGATGCACCAAAAATTTTATTTGTAGTTGATAGTTTAGGTATGTTATTAACACCAACTGATGTTGATCAATTTGAGAAAGGTGATATGAAAGGTGATTTAGGTAGAAAAGCAAAATCACTAACAGCACTTGTAAGAAATTGTGTTAATATGTTTGGTAGTTGGAATGTCGGACTTGTTGCAACAAATCATACTTACGCATCACAAGATATGTTTGACCCAGATGATAAAATATCAGGTGGACAAGGATTTGTATATGCATCAAGTATTGTAATTGCAATGAAAAAATTAAAGTTAAAAGAAGATGAAGATGGTAATAAAATAACAGATGTACGTGGTATTAGAGCATCTTGTAAAGTAATGAAAACAAGATTTGCTAAACCATTTGAAGCAGTACAAGTTAAAATTCCATATGATACAGGTATGGATCCTAACAGTGGATTAGTAGACTTATTTGAGAAAAAAGGTATTTTAGTCAAGTCGGGTAATAGATTAAAGTACGTCGGACCTGACGGAAAAGAGCACTTAGAGTATAGAAAAGCGTGGACCGGAGATAAATTAAAGATGTTAATGGATGATTTTGACCAAATGCAAGATAATCCAACAGCAAAAGAAATTGAAGAAGAAACGGAGTAAACTATGCTTGATTCTAACAAAGTAATAGAGCTATGGCAGTTCTTTAAAGAATATCTAGATCAAAAACAAATAGAAGTAATTGCAGAAAAGTATGTTGATTTATTAGCAGACTACGGAGTTCCAGACGAAGAATTACAAGATGCAATAGGTCATGACGATACATTAGATGATGCAATAAATTATTATTTAGATGTAGATAATGAGGATAAACACGACGACGAATTAGAGGATTATTAATGTCAAATTGGTATACAATAATAGCAAGAGACGTTAGTAAAATACCAGAAGCAATCAAACATTTTGAAACTGAATTGCAAAGTGCAAGATATGAAATAAAAATTAAAGGTAATGTTGAAAAACAATCAGCAGATTTACCTGGTGTAGTAGAAAATAGATTTCATCAATTACAAGAAATAGAAGCAATATTAGAATACTTAAACATAGAATTAAGAAGATTAAGAAGTAAATTTTTCAAAAAATATCTAGAAAATTATCAAAGAGCATTGTCTAGTAGAGACGTAGAAAAATACGTAGATGGTGAACCAGACGTTGTAGATTACGAAAAAATTATTAATGAATTTGCGTTATTGCGTAATAAATGGTTAGCAGTGACCAAAGGATTAGACCAAAAGCAGTGGCAATTAACTAACATAGTTAAGTTAAGAGTTGCTGGTATGGAAGACGCAACCGTTTAACACCTTCCACCAAACTCCCTCCAAATAAATATTAAAAATAACCATGACTGATTTCAAATTACCAAAATTAGAAGGTGACGTTTGTTTAGGACAACACATAATATATTTTAGTTGTGATCCAAAATATTGGGAGAACCACGGAATATATTTGGTTAAAAGCACGGCACATTATAATCCTCATATATCTATTCACGTACATATTTTATTTAATAACAAAGAAGTTACCATTAATAAATTTATAGGCAGAAACAATAATATAACTTATTCATATGAATTTGTTACTGATAAGTTTTTAAAGACTTTAAAATTATCTAGTAATGATTATTATAAAAAAAGAAGTCATACGTTACTCAATACAAATAGTGAAAAAATAATCAAACAAAAAATATATTTTGCTAGTGCAAGATTTATTAGAATGAAAGAACTTTTTAGTGATTACCAATATGTATTACAATTAGATGCTGACGGACTTTGTCGTAAAAAATTTACTATAGATGACTTTGAAAAAATTACAAATTCACCATCAGCAATGAGAAAACCAAAAGATCCTAGTACATTAATTGCAAGTTGTATAACGCCTGGAACAGGAAAAGAAGGTTCTAAATTTAAAACTGATTTAGCAGAACAAATGACTAAAACTTTTGCAGGAGAAATTTATTGGTTTATAGATCAAGTTGTATTAAAAAAAGTTTTTAGTAAATTTAAATTTGAATCTATTCCTTATCATTGGAATGCTTGGGGTTTTAAACCTGCAGATATATTCAGTACAGCAAAAGGTAAAAAGAAAAATAATTGGAGATACCTTGATGTAAGAGCAAATTGGTTAGATGAAAAAGCAAGAAAAGAATATATTTTAAATTGTACAGAAGATAGAAAGAGAAATTTACTTAACAAATGAAAATACAAGGTTACATAATTTATTTGCCTAATCATAAAAATAGTGTTGAATGGAGTAATGAAGCATTAAAATCTGGAGAAAAATATAATTGGAATTTACAATTATTTCCTGGCATAGATGGCAAAAAAGAAACTCTTAAATATTATGGTTTAACAATATATGAAAAAAATAAAAAATGCAAAAGATATATGTCTAGACCAGGCACAGCCGGTTGCTTTTTAAGTCAATTCCAATTATGGAACTATTGTTATCATACTAATAAAACTATAGCAATATTTGAACACGATGTAATTTTTAAAAAGCCTATGGAACAACAATATAAATTTAAAGATGTAATTAAATTAGAAGGATTTAATAAAGCAAAACCCGTCGCAGGACAATGGTGGGAAGGTGCAAGAGCATATCTAATTAAACCAAAAGGTGCTAAAAAAATAATAGACTGGGTTAAACTTAATGGTGCTATGCCGGCAGACTGGATGTTAAATGATGGTATAGTAGATGTTAAGTTTGATACAAATAAAGCAGTAACATATAAACAAAGAAGATTTAGCTTTACAAAGGATTTAAAATGAAACGATTAATTTTTCAAGTTGCTGTAGGTAAACAAAATATATTATATGAAATTTGTATTAAAAGTGTAGCAAATTATTGTAAAAAATTTAATATAGATCATATTATATTAAGGGAACCTAAATTGAGAATTAGACCAGATTTAAATAGAACGGGTCGTAGTAAAGAAGCAGTTGAACGATTAGGTTACCTTCCTATATTTGAAAAAGAAAATGCATTTGAATATTTAAAACCATACGATCAAGTATGTATAGTTGACAGTGACATATACATTAAAGATACTGCACCTAATGTATTTGATGAACTACCACAACAATATGATTTTGGTGGTGTTGTGGAAAGAGAAATGCCTTTAACAAAAAAATATTTTAACAAAATAAGAAAATATTCTAAAAATGCTTTTCAAAATTTAAAAGACGTTGAGTGGGAATGGAACGATAATGGAGCAAAATTTATTAATATGGGTTTAATGTTAATGAACAAAAGTATGTTAAAATATCTTAATAATGAAACACCAAAACAATTTCTAACACGTCCAGAGTTTAAAGACTTTGTTGATGGAGTAGGTTTTTATAAATGGTCAACGGATCAAATGTTATTAAATTGGTGGGTTAAAAAATCACAAATGAATACTAAATTTTTAGATTGGAAATGGAATGCTTTATATACAGCAGTACACGATTATAAATTAAAAGAAGCACACTTTGTACATTTCTTTTTAAAAGATTTATTACCTAACAAAGGAAACGAAATAGAAAGATTATTAAAATTAATATGATACACATAGTAAACAGAATAATGAGTACTAGAATTCCTAATCTACGTTATACAATGCCAGGATTTGGTGATGCAATACATACAATTCTTTTAGCTTACTTGTACGGTAAAGCACATAACGATCAAGTCACAATGCATTTAGACAAAGACAAATACAATAAAGATAAACCAGGAACCCTTGCTCAATGTATTTCTTTGTTTCCAAAAAATAAAATTTTTGTAGAAGGACACGACAAGTGGTTTAAAGGAGATAAAGAATTTGTAGATTATATTACACAAC